GGGCGTATCGGCCAGACCTATGCGAAGCATCTCGCGCAGTCGCTGATCGAAACGAAGGAAACCCTCTGCGCCAACGTGCTGAACCGTGCCTTCACGGCGGGCTTTAATGGCGGCGACGGCGTAACGCTTGTCAATGCCAACCACCCGATTGCTGCCGGTACTTTCAGCAACCAGCTCACCACCCCGGCTGCGCTCTCGCAGACCTCGCTGGAGCAGCTCCTCATTCAGATCCGCAACGCTGTTGACAACAACGGCAAGCGTATCCGTCTGAACCCGGAGAAGCTCGTGGTGTCGCCGTCGAACGTGTTCCAAGCGGAAGTGCTCCTCAAGAGCGTGCTCCGTACCGGCACCGCCGACAACGACATCAATCCGGTGAAGTCGATGGGCCTCCTCGCTGGCGGTCAGGCTAACCTCTCGCGTCTTACCTCCACTACCGCTTGGTGGGTGAAGACGGACGCGCCGGAAGGCTTGAAGCTGATGATGCGTCGTGGCTTGGAGAAGTCAATGGAAGGCGACTTCGAGACTGATTCGACCAGATTTAAATCGACAGAGCGTTATGCGGTCGGATTCACCGATCCGCGTACGGTGTACGGCACTCCGGGCATTTAAGCCCTTGATTTCTAGGAAGTTTTTTTCCTAGACAGCCGCTTGCCCGGTGCTGCATGATTGAGGCTCTTACTGAAATAGGAGTCGCAACATGCAGACACCGGGCAAGTTTTATGTGTACGTTTATCTTGATCCCCGTCCGGGGAAAGGGCTTCAGCCCATCTACGTTGGCAAAGGCACCGTAGATCTAGACCGCGCCAGTTATCACTGGGAACGCAGGTGCATTAATCCTTTCTTGCAGAGTGTGCTGGATAAGATCCGAACGGCTGGTCTTGTCCCGCAAATTACGATTGCTGCGTATATGGAAGACGAAGATGAAGCGTTTGCCATGGAGCGCGACTTGATTGCCCAATACGGGCGACGGGATTTACGGACTGGATCGCTTTGCAATTTGACTGACGGTGGTCAGGGCGCATCTGGTTTGAAGTACAGCGAAGAAAGATTGCGCAAAGCAAGAGAGCAATTTTCTACTCCAGAGTGGAAGCAAATGATGTCTCAAATTGCATCTGTTGCTTGGGCTAACCCTCAAATTAAAGCAGAACGTGTAGCCAGAATTAGACGTATGGCAGCGGACCCCGCCCACCGCGCCAAGCTCCGAGCTGCGATTCTGAAGAGCCGGACGGAGGAGGTGCGCAACCGGATTAGCGTGGTGATGCGTGAGGCTTGGCAGTCGGAGGATTACCGGGCTAAACAGGCAGCGTCTCGGGCTGAAGCGCATGCTCGACCGGAGGAAAAGACGCGCAAGAGCAAGGCTACGAAAAGATTGTGGACAGAAAAAGGTGATAGTATTAGGCTTGCCATTAAGGCCGCGAGATCGACCCCGGAGCAGCGTGCTCAGACTTCTGAAAGGTCAAGAGCATATTACGAGAATGAAGAAGCTCGTAAGGCAGCAGGGGAGTATGCAAAAGCGTATAACACGCCGGAGGTTCGAGCGGCCAAGGCAGAATTGTTAAGGCAGCGTTGGGCTGACCCTGAGTTTAGAGCAAAGATGCTAGCTCGGAGAAAGTCCAAGGTTGAAGTGATCTAGGCATAACCAGCCCGTCAGACCGGCCTAGCGGACGATGCGCAGACGGACGGGCGACTCGCGCATAGAGGTAATTTGACATGGCTCAGACACGATTTTCAGGCCCAGTTCGCTCAGATAATGGGTTTATTGGCGACATGCTTTCGGGCACGATTTCCGCTAGCTCAGGCAACATCACCAATTTGGTCACGACGACGCTGACGATTGGCACGGCCAAGGTCACGATGGGCAGCGCGGTATCGGGAACGGTATCGGCCAATCTTGGCTACTTGCAGGTCATGGTGGGTGCGAACACGCGCTACATTGGCTTGTTCCAGAGCATCACGCTGTAATGACGAGGGGGGCTTCGGCCCCTCTTTTCTTGTGATTATGAGGGAAAGCAACCATGCGTCCTATTAGTTTTACAAGATCACAACCGGCGGCAGATGCAGACAGCGTAGCGAACGAGCAACTTCTGAATGCTTCGGGCGCGATTACTGTTGACGGTACGTTGGCTTCTGGCGGCGTTGCCACGCTGACGGTTCCGGCATATTTGACCGTATTTAGCGAAGCTTCTGCTGCGGTGACCTTTGTGGTAACGGGCACTCGTCCGGGCGGCGGGACTCAAACTGAGTCAATTGCGATTAGCGCATCGGGCACGGTGACGGGTTCGTTGTCGTTTGCAACGGTGACGGAAATTACGGCATCGGCTCCGACGAGCGCAACGATTAGCGTGGGCAATGCGGTACCCGGTTACACCGATTGGATTCCGCTGGACATTTACACGCCGAATCAGGTCACCAATATTTCGAACAAAGTTAGCGGAACGGTGAATTACTCGGTTGAGTACACCAACGAAGATCCGTTTGACCGTTCGATCCAGCAGTTAGCGGTGGCGCATCCGAATGCGAGCTTGACGGCGGCGAGTGGTGATGAGACGCAGTTTACGACGACGTTGATGCGAGCGGTGCGCTTGAAGATCAATTCGGGCAGCGGCTCGGTGCGATTCACTTGCGTCCAGCAGTCTACGAAGTAAGCCATGGCTAACGTCAAGATTACGGACCTTACGGCAGCGACGGCGCTGGGGGGTACTGAACTTTTTGAAGCAGTTCAGGCTGGATCGTCAGTCAAGGCGTCGGCTACGCAGATCAAGACGTTTGTGGGCAATTCGCTCAACATTACGAGCGGCGTGCTGGGCTCGGTAACGATTAGTAATGCGGTCGGCGAGTTCGATTCCATTACGGTGACAGCTGGTGCGATTCCTTACAACACGATCACGAATCGTGCGACTGGGCAGTTTGAGTCTCACATAGACCAGACGGCTACATCGGCTAACGTGGCTTATGTTGTGCAGATGAACAACGCGGCCCCGTTTAACGCCGGGATCACGATTGCTTCCAGTACCAACGTTACAGTAGCTGCGGCTGGTGTCTATTCGATCAATGCCAGCATTCAGTTCGCCAATGCCGATAGCACCAATCATAACGCCACGTTTTGGTACCGCAGGAACGGAAGCAACATCTCTAATTCCGCTTCTGTAATCTCGGTCCCGAAGGTAGCAGATGGTGGGAAGACTCTGGCTCAGGTTACGATCTTCGAATCGTTGAGCATCAGTGACTACGTGCAATTGGTTTGGTCTACGACCAATACTAATGTGACTTTAGACTACTCCACCGCCTCTGGGGTCATTCCGGAGATTCCGTCGGTCATCTTCAACATGCAGAGAATTGCCTGATGAAGTGCTCAGGCGACTGGTCTGGCTGGCAGATGTACTCCAAGGGCGGAGCGGCAAAGAGTCCCGCTTGGCAGCGCAAGGCTGGAAAAAATCCAGAAGGCGGTTTGAACGCTGCGGGGCGTGCATCTTACAAGCGCGAGACGGGTGGGACATTGAAGCCGCCGGTATCGGCCAAGCAGGCTAAGAAGTCTCCGAAGGCAGCGGCACGGCGCAAGTCGTTCTGTGCGCGGATGTCTGGAATGCCGGGGCCGATGAAGGACGACAAGGGTCGCCCGACGCGCAAAGCGTTGTCACTTCGCAAGTGGGATTGCTGATATGGCTAAAGCTAAGAAACCGGCGAAACAAACCAAGCTATCTTGGCGCGATCAATTGGTGGTCAAATATTTGGTGTTCAAAGCATCATTGACCAGTTACTGGTATTCCTTGAGAGGAAAATTTTATGGGCGTTAAGTACGTTAAAGAATTCATGTACCCGTCAGATGGCGGGTTTCATAAAGGCGCTCAGCCGATGAAGGCTCGTGCCTCGTATAAGGACATGCCTGTTCGTGCGATGCCGAATGCTCCGGCGCGTGGGGCTGCGCGAATGGAGTCGCCTCCCAAGGTTGGTAAAGGGCAGGGCTTTGCCATGGGCGGTGCAGTACCGGGTTATGACATGGATCGCTTGCCTGCAAAGAAGCCGCCGGGACGGGGTATGGACTTGGCTCCGTCGAAGCCGGAAAGAGGTGAGTATCAGGGCTACGCCAAGGGCGGAAAGGCAAAAGGCGAGAAGAAAGTTGCCAAGGTCATGCGCGAGTACAAGAAGGGCGAGTTGCACTCGGGGTCCAAGAAAGGGCCGGTAGTCAAGGATCGCAAGCAGGCGGTGGCGATTGCGCTGTCTGAGGCTCGCAAGGCCGGTGCCAAGGTCCCGAAAAAGGCTGAGGGCGGCGTTTTTAACGATGAGAACTTGGCCTATAAGTCAAAGGGGCCCAAGACTCGTTACACGCCTGCCAAGGGCCGTCGAATGGCGCGTGAGCGTGCCATGGAGCGTCGTGCATTGGATAAAGCGCGTCACGCTGAGAAGTATGCTCCGGGCCTAAGCTTGGACATGCCGGACCGCAAGAAGCATGGCGGTATGCCGGTGCATCGTCGTAAGCCCATGTACGGCGGCGACTGATGTTAAACTAGTCCTGTAGGTCATTAGGGTCTGCTCGGTGCAGTGGACCAAGGCGCAAGAGGGACCCTGATGGCAACTTCCGGTACAGTTTCAACAACGCAATTTACGACGAGGCAGGTCATTGACCATGCCTTCAGGCGTTGTCGTTTGGGTGCGCAGCAGATCACCTCTGAGATGATCAGTGTTGCGAATGACCAGCTTTACCTAATTCTGTCTAATCTTGCGAACCGAGGCGTTCAGCTTTGGTGTATTGAAAAGATCATCATGCCCTTGTACGAGGGGAATGGCGCGGTGACGCTACCTCTCGGAACCGTGGATGTGCTGAACACCAATTTGCGCACGTTGCAGGAAGTCACCGGCACTGAGACGACGAGTTCAACCACGATCACGCTGGCGGTATCAGGCGGTACGACGCTGACGACAGTAGGTGTTCTTTGGAGCGCGGCTGCGGTGCCGTTTGTGGTGGAGCAATCTGTTGACG